CCGCCTTATACCGTGCCAGGGGCTTAACTCTAATTATCATTGAGCAACTAAATAATACACTTATTTTTATCTTTTTATAAAAAAAAGCGGCCAGAAGGCCGCTTTAGGTTATTTATTCAAATATTTTATTTTCCAGAATCAATCAACGCCTGCGCCATTGCAGCCTGTATTGCAGTTGCAACTTCTTGTTTTGCTTCTTCTTCATTCTTACCAGCCTTTATTAAAGCTTGCATCATTTCTTTTGATTTTGATTCAATCGTACTCTGGAGAGAGCTAGCAATATTTTTATGATATTCCATTGCTACAGCTTTTACCTTATCATCGGCAATGTTTTTAATTGCTGAAGCGTAGTTTGTAGCTGTTTCGGTTGCACCCTTAGCCATTGCACCAATTCCATTACCGATTGCGCTTGCACTCTTGCCAAGCACGCCAGCTCCAGTCTTAAAAAAAGATTTAACTGCATCAAAGAGCCCTTCTTCAAAAAGCTCAATATGCGCTATCTCTGCTCGGGCTTCAAGCAATCTATTCTGTTTCTTTGCCTCTGCGATTTGTTTGCGCTCTGCTGGAGTGATTTTCTTTACTTTTGATTCTCGCTCGATCTTTCGTGCTTCGTCAATAACAAGTCTACGCAACGCATTTCTGCTTAATTTTTTTGACATTTCTAATGCTCCTTAAAGAAAAGGGGCGGCGGTCAAAGACACGCCGCCCCGGTATTATCCAATGGACGTCACCTAACTTAGATGATGTTCATATCCATACAGGTAACAGTACCGTAGAAGTCAGAACGAACCATCTTCTTACCGTAACGAGTCATCACACCCTTACGAGGAGTGAAGTCCTCAGGAGCAAAGATCGTTGGTGTAACGATGAGTGGAACGTACGGAGCATACACGTAACCAGTTTCAAGGTAAGAACCACCCTTATATCCAAGAAGAATCTTGTTACGTGGGAAGTAAGGATCCTTGTAAACAGTAAATCTGTTCGACAAGTTACCAACCTTATCTGCACCAAGTGTCATAGCAGAAGCTTGTCCTTCACCATCAAGGCTGTAGACTGGCTTGTACAAGACAGAGGATTCAAGGATTGTAGCAACATCTGGTCCGACCACGATGAAGTTAGCAGATCCTCTTAAGGTCTTACGATGGATTGTGTTAGAAGCATCGATAATGGTTTCGACAAGTGTCTCGTACCATTCGCGAACAGTACCAGTGAACGATGGACCGCCAGCCAAGGAAGAAGCCTTCTCTTGAGTTGTTCCAAGTTCCTTATGCACAAACTTACCAGGAGCGCGTGACCAGAAAAGGTTAGCACCATTTGCCTGGGTAAGTAGATCATTAAGGATCTCACGGTCAAGTTCAAGAGCGATCTGCTCAGAAAGAATCTGAGTGAGCTCAACTTCAGCATCCAACGAGTGATAAGCGTTGAGGTCCTGAGCAAGCTCTGGAGACCACTTGGCCTTCAACTTACGGGATACAGCAGTAACAGCAATAGATTCGATCTTGATATCGATCTCTGGGATGTTAGATGCATCATTACCAGTGCCATCAGAAACTTTCATCGTGGACTCAAACGATGGAATAGTCAATGCGTCACCGACTGTTGTACCGACGTTTAAGGTATCGCCTTGTACAAAGCTAACCGCAAGCGCGTCTGCTGATAAGTCAACTGTACCACCATCACGAATACCAACCATAAGAATGTGTGAACCACCAACTGGGTCGACGGTTACAGCAGGTGTAGCAGTTGCGCTCCAGTTAACTCTCTGGTTGAGACGTCGAATGTTAAGCACTTCGTTACCACCGCCCTGAATGTTAAGTGTGGCAGGACCAGTAGCTGACCCATAAGTACCATCTGCATCGTGCAGGTTGATGTCTTTAACCATCGTAAGGTCAGCAGAAGTGCTGGATCCAGTGAGGTCACCAACTGGAATGACGAAGAACTGAAGTGTATCATCACCATTAGTAACAAGCGACTCGAGTTGTGGGTCAAACTGTACTAAGCGTCCAACAGTACCTGTTAAAGCAGAACCTGCAGCAACAACTGAGCCAGTTATCCAAGCACCACTATTGTTAAATGAGCCAATACCACCTTGACCAGCGCCTGTACCGGCATGGTTTCCAATGTTAAGAGCACCACTGTTAGTAGAGTGTCTGCGAGAGTAACCAGAGCCAGCAAGATCGTATTGACCGCCGACTGCGAGAGACCCAGAACGAACACCCTTACCAGTTGGGTTGTTGTAGATCGATTGACCAGAAGCATATGTACCGTCGCCAGTAGCAGATCCACCAACTTCAGTGCCGTATGTGTAATCTAAGTAGAACAAAAGTCCACTTGGAAGCGACATTGGCTGAATAGAAACGATTTCATTCGCAACCAATCCACCGAATACACGGCGAACGATTGGGAAAGCAACGTTTTGGAATCCACGAACATCGCCCGAGGAAGACCCGGAACCGTCAGAAAGAGTAGAACTCTCACGAAGTACCTGAGCAGCTTGGTTTTCAAGAAGAACAGCCATGTTTTCACGCTTCTGTCCTTCGAGACCGCGAAGTAGACCAGTACGGTTCCACTTTTCGGTAAGTCGACGGTATTGAGCACCAACGTGTCGTTGTTTAATGCCCTCAGTCAACTGATTCAAAGTAAATTTTGACATTTTATTTCTCCAATTTATTTTTTGTCAAGTTGTGTTTAGGGGGCTTATTTGTTCAAACCGGCTAAAACTGCCCATCTTCCGAGCTCTGTACCATTGTTGGCCGGGGCTGACGACCGAACAGATTTGCTAGCGGAACCAGTTCTAGAAACACTCTCGTTCACAGTACCGCCCTTAGTACTACGTCCTTTCTTGAGTGAATCGGTTAGCGAGGTATAAAGCAGCTTAGCCTCACGGAGCGTCTTGGCATTATCTAAAGCCTCAACAATTGCTCTCTGTTGCTTTATATTAAGATCATAACTTTGCATTAACTTATTAACATATAATAACTTTGCATTAAAGAGATTTGATTCTCTTAATTCGCGTTGTGCAGCCTTTACTTGTTGCTTCGCTTCTTTAAGCTGCTTACCAGCGGCTTGAAGGCGACGCTTATAAATTCTTGCTTCTGCAAGGGCTGTTTCTGCAGCACCGCCGCCAAACTGGTCAGCTTGAGCTGCAGCATCACCGGAACCGTCGACATGCAAGTCAGCACCTGCAGCATCTCCAAGCTCTTCGGCTAACGCGTTAATCAAATCTTCTTCAGTGACTTCAATCACTTCATCGGCACCACCGTGCATTGCTGCAACCGGGTCACCCATTTCGGCAAGGCGACGTCTGCGAGCCAATCTACGGCGACGAGACTCTGCAAGTCTGCTGTTAGAACGACGAGCTCTTCTAGAACGAGGCTTTGTAGAACCACTCATTCTTGCGATCTCTCTTCTTAACATCGACTCAGAGATTTCCATCATTTCATCCATCTCGTCTTCTTCGTCCATATCATCCATTTCATCCATCTCGTCTGCTTCGTCCATATCGTCATGGTCAGCTTCGTGCATGGTTTCGTCGTGATCAGCTTCACCATACATTTCATCGTGGTCGGCTTCACCGAGATCAAGTTCTAACTCATCGTCAGCACCTTCTTCCTCGTCTTCATCTTCGTCCTCTGCTTCAACTTCAACCTCAAGACCAAGGGCAGCACCTAAGTCCTCAAGAGCAGAGGATGCAGCTTCAACATCAACATCAGCTTCCGCAGCTGGTTCATCACCACCCTCTTCGGCTGCAGCTTCTTCGCCACCTTCCATTTCTTCATCTTCTTCTTTTAGAAGCCACCAAGCGCTTTCCGAGAGCCGGCGACCAGCATTTTTACGTCTCATGTTTTTGTTCTCCTTCAAAAGTAAGTTAAGAGCGTCTAATTTTGTTTGACTGTTTTCATCACCAGCCTCACTCATAATTATGAGTCTGCGCCTAATTTTCGATATTTCCTTAATAACGGACTTACGAACCTTGGCACTTTTGGTTTCATTGAGCGCTCTTAAGAGTTGGGAGACACTCATTTTTGTTATATCTACAACTTTTCTTCTTTCATTGGATTCGACAGTAACTGCAACTTTTACTTGCTTACCATCCTTTTCAAAAGAAAATTCTGTAGGAGTAGATTCTGCTGTATCGACGTCGACCATCGATGCAATATCGATTGGTGGTGGCTGTTCTGATGGTAAGGTTGCACCCATATCTGACACAAGGTCATCGGCGGCGGCTTCTGGAATATCTAAGTCCAGTTCCATCTCTGCACTATCAGCTGGGCTTTCCTCGTCGGAATCGAAAAAATCGATGTCTCCGTCCGCTGCCTCTTCATCGTCTAATAATTCGTTTTCAATCAGGGCCTTGATTCTT